TATTATATAGCTCTAAACAATATGTTCAGACCTACTTCTTTTAGCGGTGTGACGAACACCATTTTTTGTCACATAAGGTTTTGTAAGACCTTTTGTTCCTTCTTTACCAAACAAGAAACTTGCTATCGCTATAAAAGTCGGAACAAGTAATGCAACTAATAATACACCGTCAATCATTTTTTAAACCTTAAAATTTACTGAAACTCCACAACCACAGCTTGATACTTCTTTAGGATTTACAATTTTAAAATATTCGTTGAGTCCTTCCTGTATCCAATCTAACGTTGAACCTTCTAAATAAGGAATGGATAACTCATCAATTGCTATTTTAAATTTACCAAAATCTAAGAGAACATCATCTTTGTGAGTCGTATCAGCGTAAGTAATAATATACTCCCAGCCAGCACAACCACCACCAGTGACACCAAGTCGGATAGTATCTCTGCCACCTTCCTTCGTTCTCTCAATCGCCTTAAGTATTGCTGCATCTGTTAATTCAATCACTTTTTCTTTTCTAATTTCTCTATTCGTTTTAGTAATGCTGCGATTTCATCTTTTAATTCTGTAGCACCACCAGGAGCAACAGGAGGATGTGAGTCTCTCTCTAATGTTGCAATCCTTTCAGAAACTAGTGGATATTTTTCATGGAACTTTTTATCTTGTTTAATTAAATCTATGCCAAGTCTATCCTCAGCCCATTTATCAATCTTTAATAACCAAGGTTGCATAAAACTGAACGCGCCTGTAGTAGCCAACTTTAATATAATATTCTTAAAGATTGTAAGTATAAAAGAAATCACAATTATATCCTTTATTTTTGTTATTGTGCTATTATTTATAAATACTTTCAGTATATCCAATGATTTAACAACTCAACAGAGGTGAATTGATGTCAAATAACTTAAAAGAATTAACAAGAGCACACCACGATAGTGCAGAAAGAACAGAATTTGCAGACATGCTTATGTCTGGCCAAATTAGTCCAAAATTATACCAAGAATATCTACACGCACAACTTCAAAACTATATGGTATTGGAATCAGCTGTAAGTGTCCCAATGGAGCTAGAACCAATTTTTCGCTCTACATTAATTGAAGATGATTTACAAGAATTAGAGAATCTTTTCAATTTAGACGAAATCGAAGATAATCTACAATCAACAATAGAATATAACCATCATATCCAAACACTTATGGAAGATGGAAATAATGATGCTTTAATAGCACATCTATATGTAAGACATTTTGGTGACGCCCACGGTGGCCAAATAATCAAAAAGAATGTTCCCGGCAGTGGTAGCATGTATGAATTTGATGATAGACCAGGCTTAATTAAGGGTGTAAGAGAACTATTACATGATGGAATGGCTGATGAAGCAAAAAATTGTTTTGAATATGCTGAAAGACTTTTCCATGAATTAATGGAACGATACCAAGAAAATCCAGAAGAATATTTACCGGAAGCTGCATTGCTTGCTCAAGCAAATGGATATCTAGAAGACTACGAATAATGGAAAGTGAATTATTTGATAGGCTGAGGGTATTGTCAGGCGAACTTGTTTCGTTGTTTGATAAAAGTATGACACGGTATGACAATCCTAAACATACAGCAGATTTAGATGGTTGGAAAGATGCATTTTGGAAAAGCGATACAATTCGAAAAGCTCACCTCAAAACAATAGAGCCAGTTGGAAAGAATAAACTCTGGCTCATGCACATTAATATTTTCCCACAATTTGATGTTGACCTTCCTATCTTTGGTTTGGATATAGTAGCGAATCCTAAAAAGATCTCAGGTTGCTTTTGTGATTATTCACCTACATCTGAAAGATACCATCCTTTCTTAGATAAGTTTAAATTAGAAACATCTGGTTTGACTTGGACAAGAGCAAGAGAAATGCCAGATTGGGCTCAAGAAATTTTCAGTCCTAATATTGTAGGTGCTGGTTCAATACGAGAAGGAGAGGAGACAGACCAACTCTGTCAGATGGCCTTTAATCTTGCTTCCTTTTATTGTATGGAAATGGATAACCCAGTTCATCAAAAGGTAGATGGGCTGAATACAAGAGATGCTCAAAACAAATATTGTCGTAATCAGAAAATGAATAGAATGCTTCATTCATCAATCCTTGCAATGGGGATATCTGAAGAGCGCAAGAACCAATATGTTGAAGATGTACTCTTTGAAGAAGTATAATTCACCTGTATAGGTTTTGTAATAATTATTCCGAACGGGAATATAATGTATTACGCAATATTAACAAAAAATTAACACAAAATTGAGGTCCTCCGGTATATATAATTGCGTTAGGGAATGATACTTTCCGAAACACAATGTTTCTTTTGGTATCACCTAACACAAAATTTATCCCCAAATCTTACAGGAGAAAAAGCTATGAATAAGCTTGTGGCCGCGCTGTGCGTGCTTTTAGGTATTGGAACCATGTCGGTTCAGGCAGATGAGTTATACTCTTACACTGCAAAATTAAATGAAGAAGGCGAATATTGTGCTCGGATTGAGTACTTGGGTGTCAATAATCTTCCCGTGAAAAGAACTAAGTGTCGTACATTGGAAGAGTGGTATGCGCGTGGATACCTGATTACAGAAGTTGGTCAGCCAACACCTACTCTACAAAACTTTGAAAATGGTGGCTGGTAGGTCCAGAACAATGATTAAAACAATTCGCAATATTTTTGTTGTTGGTTTCTTTGCTGTAGTTTCAATTGCAGGACTACTCTATCCCATTTTAAACCCCACCCAATATGCTGAATTAATGCGTCATCAGTTCTATATCCCAATGGTACAACACAATGTCCCTATGTGTCTCGTAGCAGAAATGGAACACCCAGCTGAATTTCCAACTCTTACTTGCGACAAACCCCTACTCGCATAAATAGGTTGACAATTCAGACATAATGTAGTATAATGGTCGGACCAATGAGGAAACTTGTTGGTTCGGCTTCTTATCAGCTGAAAAAAGGTGTTGACTTTTTCTTTTAATCGTGTTATAATAACAAACATTATACACGGCCAATATTGGCAACTTTTTTAAGAAAACGGTTGACAAAAGTGGCAAAGTAGGATATAATAGAACCAAATACAATGCAAAAACAAAAAGGGGAAGAATCCGAAATGTCTGTAGTAGCATTAACACCAGATAAAATACATCATGAGATAAGCAAACATATATCCAAGGGAGTTCCCTATATTGATGCTTTAGTTCACTTTGCTGAACAGAACGAAATTGAAATTGAAACCATTGCACAGATTGTAAAGAAATCTTCTATACTAAAAGAGAAGATTAAAACTGAAGCAGTAGGTTTACGAATGGTAGAAAAAGACAATGAGCCAGATATCACAGACCATTGCAAGTGATAAATCATTCGAAGCGTATATTAAATTTAACGCAATAAAAAGACATTTTACTACAGATAACTACGATTATTTCAAGTATAACGGAAAAGTAAGAGCAAATTTTGATACTTTTATCAGCAGAAATGACGCTTACAGTTTCGCTAAACTTGCAAAAAGAGAAGATTACGAGAACTTAATTCTTGCTAATATACTCAGGAAGCCTGACATCTGGGTCCGAGAAATTTTGGACGAGGAGTCGGAAGAAAGATATATATTATGGAAGAAGAAAATTGAAGCCTTAGGCTACAATTTCAAAAGTGAGTTGGGAAAACTCAATGAGGATTACCAACAAAATTTTATATCACGGGATGGCCAACACCCTTATATAATGTCACTGTATTTGCAAAAGCAAATCAGTCTTGAAACATTGACCATCTTGGCACATTCTGCAAATATTTTTTCGTATTGGAACGAAAAAGTGGTTGACAAAATTGTAGCTTGTGATATAATAAGACTTGTTAGAAAATATAAACCTTTTCTAGCATATGATGAAAAGAGGTTCAAGAACATTGTTCGCGAATACTTCTTCTAATCGCAATATAACGCAATATAACGCTATACACAAGGAGACTAAATATGGCACTTACAGACTTTTCTTCGCTCAAGAAGAACAGAAAAAATACTCTCGATAAGTTGAATTCTCAACTCGAGAAAATCGCAAAACCATCTTACCAAGACCCTAACGAAGGTAAATTTTGGAAACCTACTAGAGATAAAGCTGGTAATGGATTCGCAGTAATCCGTTTCTTACCTGCACCTCAAGGTGAAGAAATGCCTTTCGTAAGGATTTGGGACCATGGATTCCAAGGACCTACAGGTCAGTGGTATATCGAAAACTCATTAACCACTTTGGGACAGGACGACCCTGTTTCTGAGTACAATTCCAAACTCTGGAATTCAGGTATTGAGGCTGA